GCCTTCGATAGTCACAATCTGTTTTTCTGAACAACGAATCACCAAGCCAATGTGATTGATTATTGTCTTGTCATCAATAACAAAATCAAAAAACACAAAATCGCCAATCTTGGGTGTTTCGTGCCATTGCTTGGCTTTCTTAAATGCCTCAGCTCCTGCTTTAGTGCTAACAACATTTGGCACTTTCACACCAGCTTGATCCGCGCACCAATTGAGAAATGACCCACACCATGGCAGCTTGTCGGCTTTCATGTGTTTGCCATACTTTGTCTCGTTGTTTCCAGTCTCCGCTGTGCCAACTTCTGCAAGCGCGACTTGAATCAAACGCGGCAATGTACCTTGTTCAAACATTACAAACCAAGTGCCTTCAAATCGTCAGCTGTTAAACCAAGTGCAGCAAGTTTTGCCTGAGCTGCTGCTTTCTTGGCTATTACTTGAGCATCTTGTTCAGCTTTCCAAGCATCATATTGCGCAAATCCAGCCTCAAATTGTGCTTTAGTTATTGAATTAGCTTCATTAAATTCAATGCCTTCATAGTCATTTCCAGTAATAGAATATCCACCTGTTGGTATCAACATTTCTAGTACATCTGCACCTGTTGCCATATTAAGCACCTATTTCCATGAGAGTAATCGATGACCAAGCATTGTCAAAACCAAACCTAATTGTATAAGTTGGATCGCAAAATGCCTGTGTTTTGTAAGTTGTTGCAGAGGTTGTTGCAGGTGAATCAAGATAGTTAAGAACTGTGCAAGTACGCATTGTGTAACTGCCGCTAGAAAATGAGTTTAATTGAAATGCTCCATCTTGATTTGTCGATTGCAGAGAAGTTGCTCCTCGAACAAGTCTTAAACCACCAAAAATACTTGTACTGGTTGTTGTTGTTTTCAATTCGTGGATTTGAGTTGTTAAAACTAAAATCTTTGATGTTGCTGAAGTTGGCGTGATAGTTGCACTATTTCCTGAATCAGTTGGTGTAGTAGTGCTTATGCTGACATCGCTTGAACTTTCTGCATAAACAACCTGCAAGACTTTGCCACCACCTGCTGGCGTAGCCCATTTCATACCAGTTGCAGCGGTTGAATCAGCAGTCAAAATTTGACCATTTGTGCCTACTGCGAGACGGGCGGGAGTGTCAGCAGCTGTGGCAGCGATTAAGTCACCTTTGGCATCAACAATGGCATTTTGAATAGCATTGGAATCGTCCTGTGCTACCCAAGTAAAATCCATATCTGTATTTGATGTTTTTGATAGTACTTGACCCGTAGTGCCGCCCAATAAATCAGCCAATGATGTGGCAACAGCTTGACCAAAGACCTCAAAGTCAGCAGGCAAGTCCGTGACCAAATCTGTGGCCGTTGGCATTTGCCATGAAAATGGCGTAGTCGGGTTGCTCATATGTTTTCTCCTTACGCAACAATTGTTGCATTGATCCAATCCAGAGTTGGATTGACTGTGTTCCATTGTTCTACCACCGGCACATCATTCCATCGCATGGCTTGCAATGAAAATGAAATTGGTGAGACAATCATTGAAACGCTTACCTGATTATATCTGGCCGAGAATGTCCAGCCTTCAACAAAACCAAGAAAATCGCCGGCATTCATGTTGAGTGGCAAATTGGCGATATTGACAGGCATACCCATAAAAACATTGATTAAATTATCGCGGTCGGCATCATCAAGCTCTGGATTGGTCAGCTCAAATGTGATGTTGTTAAAATTGAAGCGTGGATAGGCTCTTAGCTCCAAATAGAAATCGGCCTGATCTTGAGCATCGGCTTGATGCTTGATGGTTGTTGTAAATATCTGCGCAAGCTGGCCATATAAGCCAACCGATGCTGAATCAACCGCGCTAACCTCGTTTTGTGAATTTGTGCCATATTTGAGCGTTATGGTGTTTCGCACATCACCGGCGCGAGATTGAATGCTTAAACCCGATGCCAAAGCCTCATTAGCCGTCAAATCTACATATCCATTGGCAGCCAAATAGGTCGTGCGATGTGTGCTGTCTGCATAAGAAATTTGACCTTGTGCATTTTCGTAAATATAACCTAAGCCCGATGTGGCCAAAGCTGCAACAAGCGAATAAACATCAATGACTGAGGATGTTCTAGCTGCAAGCTCATAATTGCCGGGTTGGTCAATTTCTCCCAATCCGCTGTTTTCTGCATCCTGCCATTGGGTAGTTGGATCATAAGTAGCCCATGTCAATGCTTGTGGCACTTCTTGCCATGATAAAAACAAAACCTCTTTTAAAATGGCGTAAATCTGATCCCCATCAAAATCTTGCGATAAAACACCATCTGTCAAAGCCTTTGGCAATCTTGACAATGCGCCCAATGCGACAATTCTGATGCGTTGAGCATAATCCACGCTGCCGACCTCAGCTACGGCAATGCCTACATCAACAACGGAACCGCCAAAGATTGGCACAAATGTAGCTGTAGAATCTTGCAATTCAATTGTCAGCGAATCATTGATTTCAATCAGCACATTTGATTGATTTAGGTTGATTATTTCTAAATTTGTATAACCGGCATTTGCCTGCTCATAAATGTTAGTGCGCCCGCTTGTAATGGTTAGATTGGCTAAAATAGCCGTTTGATATTGAACGCCGCCAATAGTCACACGCCAAACAGGATTAAAAAGTGTCATAGAAACACCAGATTATTGGCTCCGTTTGTGCCTCTAAATGATGAATTGTTTAAAGCGTTTGTAGTTGCTCGGCTAAATGCCTCCTCATCAATAATTGATGGAGCATTAACATTGATAGTAATTGTTGGCTGCGCTGATGCGGCCATAATGCCTGCCAGCGTGTTTGTATTTACGCCGGATGTGCCAAACCTGAATGGTTGGTTTGAAGCTGCCATAACACCTGCAAGAGTAGTTGTGCCACTTGTAAAAGTATCAAATGCACCAGCAACATCATCTATTACTTTTGTGACTTTTTTGGTCACGGCGGCTATACCGCTTGTGCTGCCTCCCGATGTTGCACCACCAAGCGTTCCACCACCAAGCGTTCCACCACCAGTAACGCCTCCGGTAACTCCTCCGGTAACGCCTCCACCAGTTGATCCAATACCGCCTGAAATTGCACCCGGCGCACCTCCTGTTGCAAAACCGCCACTAGAACCACCAGTAGCAATTTTGGAAATAGGTGAAATGTCTGCCCCCGGTTTTAACAAATTAAAACCTCGAATTGCAATGTTTATTAAATCAATTGCTGTATTGACTAATCCTCGCAAAGCTCCAACAACATTTGCCATAATGTTTAAAACAACACTTGCAATACTTCCAATTACATTAAAAGCTGCACCAATAACAGTTCCAATGATTGGAGCTGCAGCTTTGATGAGATCAAAAAAAGCCTCAAATTCATCTTTATTTTCAATAACTGTGGCCTTTATTTTATCAAAAGCCGATTTAAAACCTTCAAAAATAGGCTGCACAAAAGATTTGATGGAATTTGCAAGATTAGTTAAAGTGCCATTCATGCCTTCTGATTTTGATCCAAAAGCATCCGCGACCTTTTGCACAATTGGAATGACCTTTTCTGAGAAGAAATTTGCTAATTCCAAAACAACCGGCAAAAGAGCGTTGCCGATGGTCACTTTTGCATTCTCTAATTGAGCTGTGAGAATGCGTGTTTTGTTAGCCAATCCATCACTTGTGCGCTCAAAATCGCCTTGTGCTGCTCCGGTTTGCTGATAAATAAGAGCTTGTGCTGCCAAAACCTTTTGCTGTGGTGTCAAAGCCTCTTTGGTTGTTTTAATGATTCCCAATGACAATGCAGATTGGCGCAATGAAGCATCATCCAGCAAAACGCCATACGCTCTTAAAGGTTCAGCCTCACCCCGTAAAGCTGAGCCGATTGCGTTAATTGCCTGCTCTGGTGTGGTGTTGTTAAATGAGGCTAGGTCGGATGACAGCTTTACAAAGTCAATGGAAAATTTGTTCAAATCTTGTCCGCTTAAACCTGCAGATTTTCCAAATGTGGCAAATGTAGCTGCTGCATCCAACGCCTGTTGTTTAGTTTGTCCAAGCGATGTTGCAGCACCATCCGCAAATTTTTCAATGTCTTTAGCGGTGGCCCCAAATAAAACATTAACCTTTGAGATTGTTTCGCCTAAATCGCTGGCAGCTTTAACAGCATCCACACCAACTTTGATGGCCATCGCTCCAGCAGCTGCAGCTACGGCTGCAAATGCCAATGCAGCCTTTTTGCTAAAATCTCCTATTTTGCCGGCAAATCCATCAACATCTTTTGATCCGGTGGTGAGCGATTTTTTTAACTGATCTACATCAGCAAGAATAGAGAGCTTGAGTGTTCTACTTTGACCAGCCATCACCACTCCTTTAAAATCTTAGTAAATGCATTTTCCCACTCTGAAATGATATGTGGCTGTTCGGCGCGCAAGGTTGGGTAGATGAAATATCCAGCTGACCCACCTCGAGCACCACGGCCCGACCACACCGGAAATTGTTTGTATTTATTGGAGCCAAATTCGTAACCGCCCCAAAGCTGTTGAGTTGTACCGCCACCACTAAATTTCTGAGATACAAAGCCAAATGACAATTCACCAATTTTTGATGATTTGCTTACCCGTGAGCCTTGAGCAATCCGTGATGCTGCTTTATTTGGCCGGCCACTAGCTGTTGCAATAATTTTGGATTGCACATAAGTAGCCAAGCCATTTGAAACACCTTTGGCCTGTTCTACAGCTTTTTCATCCATGGCTTTGAAAGCTTTGACAATGCCGCGTAAATCACTCTTATCATAGCTAATCGGATCAACTGCCATTTTTAATCCTCAGTATCTCAAAAGCGGTCAAAATATCTTCGGCGGTTTGAAACTCTGATCGTGACAATCCTGTGTGAATCGCCAACTCCCAAACAATCCGGTTTATTGATCCGGATTCGTAACTTTTGGGTTTTCGGTTTCTCCCATGTTTATGTCGGTAACAGTCTCACACCACACCTCAAACGGCTTAACAGGTTTGCCTGCTGCCTCGCGCTTGCTTGCGTGATACGCCAAAAACATTAAATCACCAATGCCCAACTTGTCGGCCACTTGCTGAATTGTGTTTCCGGTTTTCTGTTCCCATTTCATCCACTCCGGTGGGAGCGCGGTATAGGTTGCGCTCTCCCCGGTGGTGAATTCAATTGTAATTGGTAATTTCATGCTCCCGAGCTCCTTTTTATAGTGTTGGTGTTGTCACACAGGTAAATGCTAGTGAGACAGTTTGTGCATCTGGTGCTGTGCCTCCAGCTGATGGGAAAATTGGCTGCACATCAAAATTAAACACCGATCCTGATGCAGCTGTAAAGACAACCGCCAATGGTGTGTTTGGTGCTGTGTCTGCCGCTGTCCAAAGTGCGTTGCATAGTGACCCACCTGCTGGCCAATCGGCAAGCATCTCCACGGCAAATGATCCTTGCGAATCAGTCGTAAAATACGCCTTGCCATCGAGTGTTTGATATGTATTGATTGTTGAATCAATAGTCAGAATTGCGGATGTGGCCTGAGCATCATAAGTATCACCAGCAATGGTGAAAGTGATGTCTCTGCCGGTGACGATTGTTGTTGGCATGATTTCTCCTTAGTTGGTGTAATAGGTGCTGACTTGTAAATCGGCTGTGAGGTATTTGCCCGCACCGACTTCCAATGGTTGTGGTTGATTGACATTGCCTACTTCATAACCTGATGGCATTGTGCTGATGATGTCAATCATAAGTTGTTCAAGGTTGTCCAAAGCTGCTGCATTGTTCATATAAGCAACAACACCAGTCACAATCAAATTAATCTTGACTTTAGTTGTTGCGCCATTGATTAAAACACTTTCCAAATAAGGTGCGTCTGGGATTAAACAGATGCTTGGGCTAGTCATTGCCTCCGGAATGCCGTTATA